CTAAAGACTGACTGCGTTATTAGCGAAAACTCGATTACTAGAAGCTACTGCGCCAACTTTCGTTATATTCTTCTCAATGTTATCTACATAAACGATAGCGCCTTGATCATAACGTCCATTAGGGATTTGAATGGCCGCATTCTTCAACGTATTGCCTTTGAAAGACACCGTGTATTGATCGTTATTTCCAGCAGAGTAATTATCTTCTATGATTTCATCAAAAGAAGAACCATCGATTTCAGCGTTGGCGACAGAAATATAGACAGGAGCGGTTCCGGAAGCATCACGCAAAGACAGCCACATGTCGGCTCCGTTAGTGCCATAATATTTACCTCCGTTGACGACAAAGGATACGGGGCTATTTTGATCTTGAAATCTAACACCGAACCCATCACCTTCACATGAATCCAATGTTAAAGATGACATAGAGTTACTGAAAAACAGTAAATTTGACACTTTTAAGTAGCAATGGTCGAAATGTAGAGAACCACCTCTAAAATCTGATGGTTTTAGAGTCAGTCGCGATGATGATATATGAACACGATCATCAGCATCCATATTTTGGTCGAACATTATTGTGGAGCTATTGGCTAATTCACTTGAGGAGATGTAAGCATCTTTGCGCAATGTACTTTCGGGCTTTCCTAATGATTTAGACCAGTTATTTAACTGGAAGCTACCATTAACTATTAGTTTATCAACTTTAAGCCCTACTGAATTTAGAATAGCATCTTTAAAATAAGCGTCTTTTACAGTCAAATCACTAACATTAGTTCTAGCCCTGAGTAGATCGCCTGACGCCTTTTCGACAAGAATACGTTTTGCACTCTGACCAAAGTCAACCCCAGAATTGGCGAACGTCACAACCCCATTGACATCGTAATAAACTAAGTCATGTTCATATGAACCGTGAGTAATAAATGAGCCTTGGTCATCAATCGCGCCACTATGAACCACCGCGCAGTATGCAGACTGCGTAAAATCATTCACATGTCGAACACCTATTCCTCGCAATCCTGATGATAAGCAGTAAAGTGAATTATTCCATTGAGCAATGTATCCTTTACCACCTTCTGTTGGCTTTTTAGGGTCTCGTAAATATGCATCAACAGCAGAGCACTTATGGCAGTAATGTCCGAAAATAAGAGGGTTATTAGTCTTATCACCTTTGACATTTAAGGCATGACAATCATGAGCGTATTGGAACACTACTGCACAAATGTCATCGTCTTCAGATTCTGTAGGGTTTGTGGTTTCATCAATAAATTCAAAATCACTGATGATGCAATTTTCAATCACGCTTACAGACTGATAGTTAATGAAATTTCCGGCATCATATTCCCAACCATTAATGTAATCTAAAGTAATAGTTGTTCCAGTCATGTCAGATTTAGGTACGGCTAACAGACTAAACGCAGCATTTGGTAAGGAACCGCAACCAACTCTTACAAAACGATGATTAGAAATTAGTGAGGCATCGGTTGTTGGGTATTGCTGTGAAAATTCAGCCAGAACGGACGTTAATTGCAATGTTTCAATAACTAAACCTGGTGATCCTTTAAATTCGAAACAACCTCTATCACGACCAGTATAATCTTGCGCAGGGGCAACTCCACGCCAAATTACTTTGGCACTGTTCATCCATACTTTTGTTCCACTTCTATTTGAAGTTACAGGCTCTGTTATAAGATAGATGTCATCATGATGACCATGAACTACTGCATGGTTAGTGATCGCATTACGCCAAGCCAACGTATCGTCATCACCACCACCACCCTTAATGGCGTTGCCATATGCACCATAAGACCGTACGGAAACTTGCCCTGTGTCATATATTTTTGCAAATAAACCATTGTCTAAGGCTATAGTCCCATCGCTAAGATCACCATTACCAGAAGAAACTATTTCCCATGTAGTTATTACTGGAGCATTAAATTTGAATGTTCTTACAAAGAGGCCTACTGATATGGGAGCATTAGTCGCAACCAAAGTAGAAACATCGATAAAATCCATGCCTGTTTTTGAATAAACATAATCAAATGCAGTTTTTAAATTTTCATCTGATGATGGTTCAAACACTACGCCTTGCGATGCGAGTACATTCTGAAACTCGGCAATAACATGGTTAAACCAATCAGCCCCCGGGTAACTAGGAACATTATTATCACCAGATTCAGTGAACCATCCTCCCAAACCAACAGTTGGCTTGTTAGCTGGTCTGACTGTCGCTTGAGAGCCATTTTGTAAAGGATGCATTGCGAATCTCCCAATTCAAAAACGATTTAAACGCTATTCAAAGCGTCTTTATTGTTCATTTGCGTAAAAGAACTCGTAATACATGCCTGCCAGCTTGTAACGGTTCAAAGTACATTCAAGAACGCCAGCATCTGCGGTTAGCAGTGGCGTTAATACATCATCAAGACAGGTCATGTACGCACCTGGGATGCCAGACACTGTAACTCGCATGATGTATCGATATTTCTGTTCCCAGAGTGGATAAGTACAGCTGCGTAGACAGTGGTGAGGAAACACTTCATCAACTGAAACCGTAAACCCTAAGTCTTCGGCTAGTTTCTGTATATTCCACGCCTGCAACCCACCTTTGCGGTGATACTTTTCAACAACCGCGAAGCGGCGATATTCAACGTTTGAACTTGGGTTAGCAGCACATTCAGGAAGTCCCAAATACTCTTCCCATTCTGGTAATATTTCGAAGGTAGTTTCAGGGCGCATTTCGAAGAGCAACTCTTCTGCGCTGGCTTCTACTTGCTCTAGTCTTGGCGCATAGCCTTGGGCGTATTTATATAGGTCTAATGACGTTTCTCTAGGCCACAAGATACCGCGAGGCATCTGAGCCATTATCGAGTTAGTCCATTGCTCTACACTGTGGCCCATGTGATCACTCCCAGTGCATGAAGCTCATTATCGAGAGCAGTGACATCAGCGGCCAAGTCCAGCGTGTAATCAGCAATTCCCGTGGTAGAACCGATAGCAGTACGAACAGAACTCAACAGCAACGTGGAGCCAGGACTCAGCGTCTTGAAGTAACTTTCAATGCTGGTTTGGACGCTTTGACGAAGCTCAGCGGAATCTGGCGAAATAAGAATATTTAAGTCCGTTGTTTTTAGTTCTAGCGGTATGTAGACCGCTTCTATGCCACCAGGTCTGCCCACATCTGTTCCCGTTGCAGGGTCAGAATGTCGATAGATGTAATCTGCCATATCAATCTGGTCTTGATAGGTTGGCAAAATATCTTCTCGGCCATCAAATACGAACGCAAACCCGACTGTAGCAGGGCCTTGGTAATAATCCTCTGCCCAAGCGCGAGTCACACCAGACACTTCTCGGCACCAGGCAACAAAATCATGCGGCGCACCGCCCATTGGAGGATTGCGCTTACGGAAGAGCAAGCGCTCAAGAACTTCCGTTACTGGCTCAGTGTCAGCTCCGCCCGTAAGGTCACCCGAAATACCTTGTGGTTGAACACCTGTTACCGTAGAAACCAAAGTAAGCGTTTCGCCAGAGTCTAAATTACCAGCTGCACCAGCATCTTCAGCTTCAACCTCAACTATGACGCTACCACCTGACGGTGCGTTAGATAGCGTCACTCGATACAAGCGACCATCAGAATGCGTCATGACCGTATCAATAGGAATAGGTGAAGTGCCAGCAAACGTAACCGAACCAGCTGCGCTCGATGCCAACTTGCGAATCACACCTTCATATCGAGCAGTATCAATGATGGTCTGGTCTTCAGATTCAGTAGACGGAATGATTTGGCGAACAATCCAAGTCTGGTAATCATAAAGATCACGTACGCTGCAACTGACTGATGCATTTAGCGCTTGCTCGATACCAAACTTTTCAAGAACCTTGTCCAAAGAGGCTTCGATATCAATTAAACCGCCTTCAATCAACTGGCGTAGCGTAGGAACGTTAAACGGCACGTTGCGCCTCCCATAACTTAGATACAGACAGCGAAACAGATTCACCATCTGGTTGAGTAATGACGATATTCAAGGCGAGAGTTTGAAAGCGAGGAATAGAACCCGTTACTGTAATGCTTTGCGCCAGTGGTCCCTGACCTTGGTCTTGAAGCATCCAGGCGAGCGCATCTTCAGCGTATTTTACGGCGCGGTTACGAACATCAGTCGTGAGCTTTTCTCGATACAAAAGCCAGAGCTTAGAACCCCACGGCGCATCATAGAAGGTGTCACCAGGCCAACCACGAAGGTCACCGGATTGGTCTGGAAGTGTATCAGATTCTTCCGCGCGAGCATCAGTGAATAGCGAGATCAAAACGAGGGCAGAAATCGTGCCATCAACACTATCGCCCTCGATAATTAATCCTGGATTGTTCATCATGTTGGACACGATGCTTACGCTCATAGTTAACCCACTGGTGCTGATGTATTCCTACTCTCTGCATCTTGGTGGTAGTGGCCTAGGTAACTGAATCCGCCTGCGGTTAAGTCTGAACCGCTAACAACACTGGCAGAAGTAATGCCGCCAGTGGCGAAGATACCTAAATCAGTAGAGATTCCACCTGTCACATGCAAAGGACCTTGAATCAATGTTTCAGGGGAAATAATAGTGAGGGAGTTAGCGGCTTCAAAAATAACTTCGTTTGATGTAATTATGATTTTGCCATCTTTTGTAAGTCGGATTTTATGACCTTCAAGGTGATAGAGAAAAACATCACCTAATTCACCTTTCGGTCTTACTTTTTTATCTTCAACGGCGATGGCAACCAGGTTACCTAAGTTTCCACCTAATGCAGCCAGTATCGCCTCAGAGCCTGCCGTTGGGTACGAACTTAAACCGTAGTTTTGAAAGCGCTCGATGCTGTCACATGACTCACCAGCATTAATCGAGACTTGCAGGTTTTGACGCTGCAAGTCCTCAACTATTCCAGTCACAATTGAACGACTAAGCATGCCAATAATGCGACGCTTGATAGGTGATAGCATTTTTTCCAAATATCTCATTGTGACCATTCGCCACCACCTAACTTAGTTTGTTTCACAACCTGTGCGGGAATATCAAAAGACTCTGGTTTAACCACACTAACCACTGCTAGTCGTCCAGCATCGTCTTCACTGAACATCACTGACGAAATCAAAAGTTCCTCATCGAGACCAATGATCTCATCGGTAACAGGAACAAGAGTGTTGATGTTCCAAAGTTTACCCGTCTGAGGAATTCGCCAGCCTGTCACCGTGTATTCAGCCGTGTTCGATTTAGCGATACTGCGCTGGCGTTCCCATTGCCCACGCTTTGCGGCACCTTCGGCTGTGGTGATTTCTTCATTGACGATAATCATTGGTCTGTAACGGCCAACCTCGGTATCCGTCACTTCAGCACTGATACCACCAACAGACGATAAAGGAGCGCTGTCCCAGTTACCACCAAATGCCGCACCAGCAGCCTTGATTTTGAACTTACTAAAGCGTTGGCGGTAACTGAATCGGCCTCGTGCAGCTTTAACGTTTTCACCAAGGATGAGAGAAACACCCGCGCTTTGTTTGCTGCGGCGCGTAATAACCAGGTTACCCAACGTGTCACTCGTAAGAAGAACCCCACGCTGGCGAGCTAAGCGGGATAGCAGCTCGTGAGGCGTTTCGCCTTGCTCGATTTGAATTCGGGGAATGCCGCACCAACATCAGTATTCACGATGACTTTAATGCCAAACGGCTTACAAACCGTGTTAGCGATTTGAGTGAGTGTTTGATTATTGAATTGCCCTGATGCCATATCGATCGAGCAATCCACCAGGTCGGAAGTTTTATCACGACCAGACACCGAGATGATCACTTGGCCCTCATCATAACTTGGCACCCAATCGTCCACGTAGCCAGTAATGACTCGCTCGCCACCAATCTCAACGATACATGCTTCTCCTTGCTTGATTGGCTCCATGAACGCTTTGTATTGACCAGAGTTACCTTGCCATTTCCACGTTAGCTCCAAGTCAAACGAGCCAGACATCGCTTCGAGTGAGCGGGTAACGCTAATCTTTGTCCAGCCACCGTAAACATTACCGCCAGCTTTAAGAATGATTTCTTCAGCCATTGATCACCTCGATAGAATCGGATGGCAAGATGAAAGCAGGATTCGATAAGCCATTACGTTGCACAATACTTTGGCGGGTTTCAGTATCACCGTTGCGTTGCCACGCGACCAAAGAGACAGGAACGGTACTGATTGGCGTGTAAAGCGACACCTTCGGTAGTAGTTCTGCACGCTCACGAGTGTCAGCAAGAACCGCTTTACGTAATGCTCGAAACTGACGCCAGACAGCCGAATCACCAAGGTCTACTGCTTCTGATGCACGTTCTGCCAATTGATTAGCAATGCCATATCCAATTTGCTTGAGTTGCGGTCCAGTCAACAACTGATTGCGTTCAACGCCAGATAAACTACCCACACTCTCAACACTGTCAGTCAGATTAAAACTGATATCTGCATCACCCATAGCAGAGGCTTTAGACACGACCGCAGAGTTAAGCACCAAACGCTTAAACGCTTCGGCATTAGCCATAATCGCGGCTTCCTTATTCGGGTTAGACACCGTAGGAACTGAACTAGCGAACCCATCTTCACTCGTAATATTACGAGTCAGGCCGCCAGTAACAGCCAGCTCAGCACGAGCACCATCCCAGCGATTGATTACATTGTTGTAAACATCGAGCGCACGCATCGGGTCAGTGACCACACCTTTCACGTCTTCAAGTAGTGTCATAGCCGAAGCTGCAAGTTCACCAGGCACAGCCAACAAGTTACCAATCGAGTCTTTTGCTCGTTGCAATCGGTCAGTCCATTCACGTAGTTCTTCAGGCAGAGACGGCAATCCGCGCGTAAATTCGTCAAGATCATCAAAGAACTGATCCACCATATCGCCAACGCCATCGAGCGCAGTGATATCAAAAGCTTCTTCGAACACTTCATTTGCAGCTAATTGCGAATTGTCCGCTTCTGCTTGTACTTGTTTGGCCGTGTCGCGTTTAGCGGTTGGGAAAAGGTTCTCGCCAACTTCGAACACCTCAAAATTGAACGTTGCTAAGCCATCAACTTTATTAACTAGTCTATGGCTTACCTTACCAATCTGAACTTTACGAACACCAAACCAAGGATGAATGAATTCACCTGGTCCCGGCTTATTCAGGGCATCGAGAATATCGGCAAGTTCATCAAAGTAGTTTTCACCGATCACACGGCCACTGATTCGCTCAGCCGTTAACACCTTGCCGTTATCTTCGGTGTAACCAATTTCCTTTTTTGGGTAGGCATGTGGAATAGCTCGACGACCTGAGTCGCCTTCGGCTTCATCGAGCATGAAAGTAACGCCACGAAACGATGCGGTTAAACGGTCTTCAAACGCCATTTACAGCCCCTTTAATTAATGCCCGTATCTGGATCGATGGTAATGCCAGGACTGGAATAAACTGGCGTAACTTTGACACGGTCATCCGACACATCAATTTTTAAATTAACATTGCCACCAACGTTTCCCGATAGGTACGGATTATCAACAATGCTTTGGTTACCACTGTCAGACAAGAACCACTTTTTGAAGTCATCAATAACATCCATAAGGCCAGCAGCAACGGGAAAGCCTTCAGGCAATTGGCTTCTGTCAACCTCTGATGCTCTACGAATATCAACAGGAGTAAAATCAGGAATCATTGAAATACCCCAACCAACGGTAGTGGCTTGGACAAAATTTGAGAAGTTCATGAATCCACCTTTACTAGAAGGTTTATTTCCTTTTCCGCCACCGTCGCCAGTAATGTCGCCGCCTAATCCCCCCATACCACCGCTAGGCATATTCACAACAAATACAGGCATGGCACCTAAATCTTGAATACCACCTTTACCGCCAGTGCCTGGAATACCCGTTTTTCCAAATACGGTCTTAATAGATGCAGCAACATCCAAGCCCTTTTTAGCGAGGACCAACCCACCAACCACCCACATCGCAGTCTCCCCCCATTTGAGCCAGTTCTGAATCGTTTCGTCGTCAACACTGTTGATAGCATCAGCGAGTTCCTTAACTGGCTCCGCTAGGCGTTGGTTGGCAAACTTATCGAATGAGTTATTAAGCGATGTGATGGCACTATTAAACGTTGCAGCATTCTTCGCTGCGGCCTCCTGGGTAGCGCCAAGTTCAGCATTACCAGAAACCATCTGAAGCAATAGATCCTTATTCTCTTGTGAGTACAGAGACGCCAAACCTTGAATCGCAGTTTGATCAAATACATCACCAAGTGCCATCGGGTTGTTATTGGCTGCATTAAGAACTTCAAGAAGAAGTTCTACAGGCTCTCTCAGTTCTTTCGTTCCTTCCTTGAATACTTCAATTCCCTTACTATCAAGAAAATTTACCTTTTGCTTATCTGAAAATGCAGCGAATACAGCCTGAATAGACGTCAGTGACTCGTTGGCGTTACCTTTGGTTTTTGCGAACAATTGAACCAGTGCAGACATCTGCGAGATAGCCATTTGCCCTTCACCTTGATAGGTCGCAAAGAGCTGCTCCGATATACCAGCCAAATCTTTAACACTCACGCTACCAATAGCAAACTGACCATAGAGATCATCAATCGTGTTCATCACCGCTTCGGCGTCTCGAATGCCTTTCTCTTTGAACTGAGCAAACAGAGCACCAGTAGATTGCGCATCTGCTCCAAACGCCTGCATGAACAACCCCATGTTCTCCAAGTTATCACTGACAAATTGGAAATCACCTGTCTTACCAAGAAGTACATCAACACCTTCCGCGAGTTGATTTGCATCGATACGAATGTCAGATTGGACAGATAGATCTTCTACTGATTTTGTCAGGTTTTTTACTTGATCATCTGTAAGCTTTGCGTTGGTTCCGATGCGCGTCATCTGTGCTTCAAAGGCGGCTACGTTGCGGACAGTTGCTCCGGTAGCAAAGGCAGTGGCCATTCCAACATATCGGTTACCTAATGAATCAATACCTCTACTAGCTGCTGCCGTAGAGGTCCTGATTAGTGTCATGGCTTTTTGATTTCGCTTGGCAAAGTCGCTCATTGAGTTGCCATACTGTCTGGCTTTAGCTGCGAGGTTACCAGCGAGGTTTAAGACAATGTCAGTTTCAAGCTTTTGGGCCATTATATAACTCACTTAGTTTGCGATAGGTTCTTAGCAACCTACGAAAAGGCATTTCTCTTGAGACGCTTAACGGTACTTTTGAGCAGATAGCGAACTGGAGGCTTTCGCTGATGTCCGGAAGCGCCTTAAGGTCGCCCCCGTTTTTCCAGCTCCTTAGCAATAAGTTCATCAAGCTCTTTGGCTTTATCTTGAAGAAGCTTGAAGTCTTCCTGGTGCAGCTTGCGCAGCTCTTTAATTGATATCGGGCCTTGAACCGAACCAATGTATTCAACTTGCCTTACTAAAAGCTCGATGCCATACAGCACATCAGAGGTATAAGAAATAGCTTTGTCTTCGTTCACTACAACTTTCTCGGCGGCAATCTGCGCATCGATGTAGTCACCAGAATTAAGCTCACGCAGCCCAACCTCAAAGTGGGCGTTGTCGCCCACCTTAAGACCATGCTCTAAATTAAAGGTCATGATAGCCATTAGATACGCTCCACCTTAAAGCCATTGAACGTACCTGTAATGTCACCAGAGTCAGACAACGTGAAAGGTTCACTAGGTGCAGAGCCCGTCATCATATAATCGACACCGTTGTTGCCTTCCCATGTCAGCGTGGCATCGGTGATGGCGTTAATATCCATCACATCCACATCTTCATCGGCGGCAATCACAACCTGAATGCTCGGCGGGGTGAACTCTTGAGAGTTCCCCCAAACTCGACCAGGACCAATGTGCTGCGTGTTGGTGTAGCCACCAGGGTTAAGCGTCGAACCTTTTTTGGTTTTCAGCTGCTTACTATTCGCTCGAATAGTTACTTCACCAAGGATACGTCCCATGATGTCTACTCCTTATTAAAGTTGGAATTGCATCAACGCCGCAAAGATACGAAGCTGATTCACAATGTCGGGTTTAAATACACAGTTCAGGCGGTTCTGGTCACTGGTATCTCGATACACGTCCAACGTTTCTTTGAAGCCGTCAAAGTCTTCCATCAAACCATTCGGCACCCAGTCATTGTTCGCCAGTTCCAGAATCGCATTGCGCATAATCTTTGGTGTCACCACAGGCTGAGCTGGATCGAGACGCGCTAGCACATCGTCACCCGCCAACTTATGACGAGGGAAGCGGTTCGTTACCATCGTACGCAATGAATAGCGAAGGTAACCAAGCGTCGCTGGCGTCGTGATATCGAGATAACTTGGGTCTGGGTCGCCGTAGCTGTTCTCACGATACATCGAGACTTCACGCTCAATCGCGACTTCGTCACCCGGAGTGACCATGTAAGTAGCGATACCATCATGCAGCAGCAGGTTACGCTCAGTCATATCCCATTGCGTGTTTTTAGCCGGTGGCAGAATGCCGGTCATCACCAACGTCTGGAGTGGACGAGCTGGATCGATACCTAATGAATAAGACGCTTGTCCTGCGTAAGACGCCGCCCATTCCCAAGGAGATTGCGGAGCATCATTGGTACCCATACAAGTAAATAGGTAATCATTGCGAGCTTCACCAAACGCACCCGTTTCCGCAAACGTGCCACGGAACGCGGTATAGGCGATACCCTCAATCATCTTGAGTGGTCCCCAACGATCAACCAGTTCATCGCGCAAGCCATTCATCGACTGCGTGTCGTTAAACGGCATCACGATATGGTTGTACCATTCGTTTGGAATCGCCGCGATAACCTCTGCCATGTCTGGAGTGCCAGCGCCGCCAGCCATGGAAGTAATCGCAAGATTGACCCCACCTGGTAACACTTCACCGTCGTAATAGTTGTAGCGGATATCGATATCGTTACCCGTAATACCTGTCCATTTACAGGTGAACTCAACCACGTTGGTCGTGGCGTCTTTCAGGGCAGCGGTAACAGGTAAGCCTGTTTCTTCACCAACTGCGGCGATGATAGCCGTCGCGATTGAATCCGCATCGTCCGTATCTTTGACGGTCACTTGCACGCTTTCGCCAGCAATCAACAGATAAATCACACCCGCTTTAACCGTGGTCGTAGTAACCGCGATTTCACCGACCGCAGCCGTTGCAGCCAAGTCCGTAACACCCAGTGCATACACATCGGTGTAGTCGTTGTTCTTGCGGAACTGCTTTAGCGTACGGGACAACATCGAACCATAACCGTAAAGATCATCCATCTGGCTTTCACTGGTGGTGATGCGATTCAGAGTAAGAGCAGCTGCGCTACCGCTTGAAAGTTGCTGACCAATCACAAGTACTTTCTGTGCGAGTGCTGGCGTTCCGCTTAATGCCTGGCTGTTATCGATTTCGATATAAACCAATGGCACTCGGATATCGTTTGGAATAGAGCCCAAAGCCATGCTTATTCTCCTTTAGTTGGCGCTTTTGCTTTCTTAGCAGCAGCTGCCAGTTTGGTTTGGTGTTTCTTCGCTGCGTCATCGGCAAGCACATCACCATCATTGACACGTCGGATCCAGAACGAACAACGCGCCACCACTTCACCATCGAGAGAGAGGTGCCCACCTTCAGGCTTGCGCACTGGCAAGTTCTCTTTCGCTGGGATAACAAACATCATTTTTTTGTCAGTCATTTTGTTGCCTTTTTACTGAGGTAAAATCACTTCACCATCAATCGTTGGTGCACCATCTTCTAGTTCACCTTTCATGCCGAAGGTTAAGAAGTCATCTAACGTACCTAGGTTCAGCTCTTCATCGAGATACCACTGTTGTGACCAGGTCACTGCCCAGATTGCGAGACCAAGTTCATCGACATTGCCGCTGTATAAGTTGTCACTGCGCACGTCCGCCACTTGTGAGTACGCCGTTGGCAGCGCATCAAATCCCATCAATGAACGGACTAATCGCCCAGTGATCACTTCTGCGCGAATGTCCTTTTGATAGCCATACTGCTCAGCCGTGAATACATAGGCTGCAAAATCAACGTTACCAATCAGGCGACCGCCGATAGTTTCGTAACTTTTCACGCGCAATGCCGCGATTCGAATGCCACCATCACGGTTTGACATCCAACGTTTAATATCCGCAGGTTTATCGAAGCGACCAACATGACGTTCGACTGCCTGCACCTTATCGATGTCTTGCAACCCACCTTCCAGCATTGGCTTTAGATAGTTAACGATTTCTTCGCACGCCCAAACAGTCGATCCAGACGTATTAAAATCAGGACGGCTCATACCAATAGCTCCTTCCAAAAATTACCAATCACAGCGAATACTTCTTCTTGGTTCTCATTACTCAACCCTAAATACTCACGCTGCGGAATGTTCATCTGCCGAGTGAATGCGCTTACAGACTGATAGACCGGAAACGCCAGTGCTTTACCAAATGCTTGTGTGATAAGGCGAGTGTGCGCATCCACTTGAACTGCACCAGAGAAACCGTCTTGATGTACTCCAGAGTAAGGAAGTGGACTACCAATTCGCACTTGATTACGCTGAACGACGTATGTGATAGAGTCCAGCAAGTCTCCACCACCTTGAAGCAAGGACTGATTGCCGTGACGAGTCTTCTTGTATTCAGGAGACCAATCAGGCCAAGGACTACCGTCTGGCGCTGTCTTTTCATCTGCTATTCTCCGTCTTGTTTGGCTTTCAACCAACGCACCCATTGCATCCAGTAGTTCAGCTTTGTGTTTAGGGTCACCAAGCGTTTTTATCAACTGCTCGTAACGCTGAATATCCTCTAAGCCTGTAACTTGTACCGCCATTAGAGGATCCCTTTTAGGCTATCTCGGGTAAACATGCGCTCGTTGTCTTGCACCAGTTCGACTTTACCTACACTGCTTTCCGTTGGTGCTTCAATCGTTGGCAAGCCAAGTTCACGCTTGCCTGATGCAATCTCTTTCAACGTTGTCAGCGCGGCGTGATAGCGCTTTTCTAATAGCTCAGTGACCTGGTTGTCACGGTCACCAAGCCAGTAGAAGGCGATGGTGATGGCGGTTTTATTCAAGATACCTGGCACGGTTGCCAGTGGCAGAACAAAGCGACGGCCTAAGAACGAATCAATCTCTTCATCGGCTTGCTCTAATGCCTGGTCAATCCAAACATCGTTAAGTTCATCTGTCGCGCGATCAACCGCGAAGTTCCACAGCATGTTGTTGTCACGGTCAATCAGGTCTTGTTTGGTTACATAAATCGCCATCACTGCGCCCTTACTTATTCAACTTCTATGACGTCGGATACATCGACGTCCTCAACCACAAGGTTCGGCTCACGATGGACGCGCACAGCTTTTTCTTTAGACATAAACAGAATAAGCTCAGGTTCGACACCTTCCTGAGCCACGACCGCAGGCTGGTCTTCCGGTTCTTCGTCAACCACAAGCACGATCGTTTCTTTCTTACGAAGGAACTTAACACCTGAGCGCCAAAAACCTTGATCTGATTTAGCGCGTACTTTGAAAGCGCCGAGAATACCGAGACTATCAATACCAGCGATAGCATTAGCGAGAGCATCATGCGTTGAAGTTTGAGTTTGACCTTCTTCATTACCATTTCCTTCTGGAGTTTTTGCCGCGTCTTTAGCTTTAGAATCCAAAGAAACTTGCTTCGCTTTCTCATCGGCTTCAGCTTTCGCCTTCGCTTCTGCTTCTTGCTTCGCTTTTTCTTCTTCGATTAACGCTTGCGATTTGGCTTGCGTTGGTTCGGTGGTGGTACTTGCTCCCACTGTTTTTGCATCAGTGTTAGCGGTGGACTTTGTGGCGCTAGTCTTTTTTGCAGTAGTTTTAGATGTTTCACTCACGGTGAACTCCTTTCGATTAGGTTGGGATAATGCCAAATAAACTGAGAATGACACCCGCGGACGATGGCAATGCGCCAGCTGCGGCGAACGACACAATGGAAACCGTCTTGGTTGCGTCACTGGTGTAATGCTTGAAGCGGAATTTTTGTCCCTTTTTCAAATCAACAGAGATGGTGTAGTCAATCAGACGCTTCTCGTTTGAAGTTTGCGTGCTCATCGTGATGGGTCTCAACGAACCTTCGAACGGAACCCAAACCTCATTCACAGGGTCATACGCTTCGACAAACACTCCCCATTCGATATTGCCGCTTCCGGTCAGTTCTCGGAGAATGCCACCACTCAAACTGGCAACACCGTTAAAATCCTGATTAAACGTGACCTCACCACTGTTTAAATCAATGTCGATTTCAACATCAGTGACAGCGGCTTTGTTGTAGTAGACCACTTCAGGCACATCACTGGCTGTCAGCGTCTGCTTTAAGTCGTTGTCATCTGGCGTAACGTAACTGACACGAGCAAGCAGGGCATAAATTTCATCACCTGGTAAGTGCAAATTCCCGCAGGTCTCGTTCATGGTTAGCCTGCCGACACCAAAACTTTGCCTTCGCCCGATACGGTTCGAGCTAAGATGTCCACACCAACGGTTGAACGTTCCCAGGTAAACACATTATTTGATGTCAGGTTGTGTCCCCACTTTTCAGCATCTGACACAACGGCACCGACGGTCTCAACGCGAACTTTAAGCGCAACACCTGCCGTGTTTTCGAGTATCCCGCGCGTATTACCTGATGAAATCAATGTCCATCCATCTGAATTGACGCTTACTTGTTGTGTCATACTTTTTCCTCTTATGGCTGGCGGTGCTTATTGACCGCCAGCCATCATTGACTAATGCGTTTAGCCAATACTTAAGCGGCTACGATTTGCTCCGACACTACAATCTCAACATCGTTGTAGTATTCGTTCGAATCACCGCCGTTCTTCATCATCGTTTCGAGTAGCTTCTTCGCTGCTGCTTCGTTGTCAGGGCCAACAACCAGTTTGGTAGGACGAACACCAATTGGCGTACCATCCACTTTCTTCATCTTACGTAGTAGCTTTTTCGCTTCGACGTAGTTCGCTTCGTTAAACACGGCTTTAGAACCGATGGCTAACTGAGGGAACGAGAAGCCAACTGCGCAGCGCCCATCGACGCCAGCGGCATACTTATTGTTGAACCAAGTATATTCTTCAGTCGGGTTCATGTTTTTGAACACGAACGGGCGACGTTCCTGGAACACAACAGGTTTGAGCACTTTAGTATCATCAATCAAGAACCACGGTTCACCTGTATCTGTGCCCGGGTCACCGATAACGTTGGAGAAAGTAGTTGCTGGCGTAGTCTCTAGTGGGTGATCTGTATCGAAGTAATTCTGACCGTCATAACAAAGCGTGCTAAAGCCTGCCACTAATAACGGATAAACTAACGTATCTGGGAAGTAAGCGACTTGGTCACCATAGTTCTGCGCAATCACGCCGTAATGACCGATTTGATCATCGTCTACTTCATCTCGATTAATCGAGATCGAGCTTTCCCACGTTTTGTTCTCAATTGAGTATCCGTGTTTGCCAAGGTCAGCTAATTGGCGATCACCAACCCACTCAACAATACCTGGTAAGTCTTTAAGCCAACCATAGAAGTTCTGAGCACCAGAGCTTGGTACTTTTGTCGCCACCATTGACCATTGCGGGCTTGCTGCATTCAGGCCGCGTGTGTACGCTGCCGACATCGTTGCCTGTAGCGCTTCAATTACTTGAGCTTCAGTCGCCATTATTTAGCTCCTACATTCATGTTTTGTTTTGATGCGAGGAATTCTTCTTCCGTCACACCCATCTTGCGGCAGAACGCCAGCTCATGTTCTTCAAGCTTTGGTTCGCCTTCTTTCTTTGGCACCTTCACCTGACGATTCGTCGCAATTTGCGGAGCACCTTCCACAAACTTCTCGAACTGCTCGCGACCTTTTTCGCTACTACAAAGACCGACGTACATCTCTTTGTCTGCGGGTGCGACTTTGCCGTCGTCAATTGCGGCTTGAACCAGCGCTTCAACTTCTTTTTCGTTGATGGCGGCCAGTGCATCTTCCGCCTTTTTCGCGCGGTTCAGTGCGACTTCATGAGTACCAATCGGCACAAACAGGTTAAGGTCTGGCGTTTTGGCTCGGTTCAGTGCGACTTCTTTCTCTGATTGCAGAGTATTAATCGCCGTCAGAGCATCTTGTTCTGTGGCGTCTTCACTCAAGCCAAGCGCATCACAAATCAGCTTCGAGAGCTTCATGGGGTCTTCCTCTTGTCGGTTTAATGCAGGAACAAAAAAGTTCGGTTTATTGGTAAGGCCTGCGCTGCTCATCGATGTGATAACGCCTTCCTTGTTGTATGTGAATGCAGGGGAGTAATACTTGTAGAGCTTGTCGGTGATTTTGTATCGACCGAGATAAGTCCATTCGACTTGCGCCCAAATTTCCCCGTCACGATTTTCTACAGCGAGGATCCAACCTGCGGCATCCGCCTCTTTACCTTCCTGAGCGCGAATTTCGGTGGCATGCTCAATATCAAAAGGAAGTTGCGCGTCGAATGCTGCAACAATGCCATCTGGATTTGAGTTCATCCAGGTACGACCATCTCGACCAGTGACTTCACCCGCCGGAATCATTGGCAACCAAACCGCGTTCGCACCTTGTTCTTCGCCAAGGCCATCAATCACGGTTTTGGATAAGTTAAAGCACACGGCTAAAAAGTCTTTCATCACTCACTCCGCTAAAATTAGGGATCACATAACAACCTCCTTAGTCGGTTGGGTTGATATGAACTCATTTCGTGGAGTAAGCATGCAAAAAAAAATCAACCGAGGTTAATTAAACTCGGTTGATGTAATTGAGAGGGTTTTGAGAAAGGTTTGGAGGCTTAAAGGTTACCCTAAAAAATGAGCTTATCAAGCGCAGGATGACAAACGCACCTCACGCATCATGATAGACCATGTTTAAACACCGTTTAAATCGACTCAGATTTGTTTAAACATTTTTAAACGACACAATATAGCATCACACTAGTTAAGAGCCGTTAGAGAACGTTTGACGCATTCTTGATTCTTTCGCAGCAAGGTCAGCAGATAGGGACGCTTCACGCGCTTTGCCAGGATTGTAATCCCAACCAGGTTCAATCCCTTCTGGCAGGGTTTCAACTTCACCCGTTCGCTTGTTCACCCATTGCTTGGTTCCGTCATTTGGCGCAGTAGTTGAAACATTGCCAGATGCAATCAGTCTGTCTGCCTCATATTGAGATACCTGGCGGATCCAACATTTGCAGCCCCAGCCATTCGGCGGCATATGGGTCAGCCACCAATCATCATCAACAGGCAACATCAATCCATTCCACTTCTCGTGCTGGAGTCGATGTTCAAAGGACGGACCCAGTTGATAAAGCAGATAGGGCATCGCGCGCTTGGTTCGCTCGATGCGTTCCCACTGACCAGCGGCTCTCGCCGTTCTCATGTTGGTTTTGTAAATCGTTTTTAAACGGCCTTCACTGCCAAGTTGAACGGGCTTTGAATCTCCGCTCAGTGGGTCAACCATCTCTTGGATACCCCACCAACCAGACTTCACAAGCAGGGGTTTTAATATCTCTCGGAACTGCTCAAAGGTTTGGCCTTCTTCTATGGCCTGTTCAACAATCGCTTTTACATCGGTAAGTAAATCGGCATTGAGCATCTTAGCTACCGTGAAAGCATTGCTGTGTTCTTGTCGCCAGACGTCGCGATAGTCAAAGCCCGGTTCGATGCCTTTACGCTTAAACCAATCGAGCGCTTCCTTCGGGACGATATCGCTAGGCATCTTTCGCGTCTCCCAGTCCACGCGCCTGGAACATATACTGCGCCATATGCTCAACGAACGCTTCTGCACCCAGCTCTTGCTGCAAGCCTGGCAATGCTTTTAGAAAGTCGTCATAGCTTTCCGACTCTTTAGCAAGATCGAGTACAGGGTTCATAAAGTCCTCGGCGACTTCTTCCCACTCGTCCATCGCGTCATTGGTCATATCGTCGATGTCTTTTTCTGCGGTTTGCGATACGCGGTTAATAGCCAACCTGCTACGGTTATTAGCTGGCGGCGTCTCGATAGGTTCAGCGACCAGCTGAGCGGAAGGCACAAGAATTTCTTCATCGGGTTGAGGTTCACGTAGCCCGAACTTTTCTCGCACTTCTTGCGCGGAGACTTTCAAGCCACTTTCAATCATTGGCTTCAGACTATCAACCAGCATCTTAAGATCTTCTGGCTGAGGAACTTTAATCTTCACTGTCGGGTAGTGCTCTTGCACACCCCAGTTAAGAATGATGTAAGGCTTAACCAAAAATTCATTAATGCAGGACTGGAGCTGGCGTGCATCCCACTCTGCGATATCGAGACGCACTTCGTTGTGTACGTTCGCTTGAGACTGAGAGCTGCCGTTGTCCGCTGTCATGGTTTGGCCGAGTACCGCCTTAGAGGTTTGCTCGTCACACCAACGCGCCATGTTTTCAAATAGCGTCTCACCGCCTTTCCCTTTTGCTGTCTCGATCAACTCCAGTTTCATCGACTCAGGGATAACCGCCCCTGCATCGCTAGCAATACGGGCAACAGCATTCACTAACGTTTTAATATCGTCTTCGCTCGCGTTCGCACCATATTTACCGACACGTACGGGAATGCCAAACACTTCAGCAAACGCCCACCAATCACGCACTGTGAACGATTTCAGCATATACATGACAGCAACTAAACGCGCCAAACCATTGCGCCACACACTGCCAGACTTTGAACGCGGGGTATGTACCATAAACTTATACGGCTCTAATGGTGCTCCGCTTGGTTCATCATTTGTGATCAGCAGAATTTTCTCAAGCGTCTCCTGGTCTGGTCGCAAGTAGCGAGGGTCTACCCATTTGTAATCGCTCGGCGTCCAAGGCGTTTTTTTTGTGTTCCACAAAATCTGAACCACTGCCAAACCTTTGCCAAGACCGTCGAGCAAATCAAAGAAAAGCTCTGGGATAGCATCCGCTGACATGATTTGGCGCACACGGTCGGCCATCTCGATGTCAGCAGGTTCGTCGCTGTAGGCTTCAACCGTGGGTTCAATGGCAGCAACCGCAAGCTTACGGGTACGCAGCTGCGCCGCGTAGTGCAAATCGCGCTCTTCCATCTCTTCGGCGAGCGTCATGTAATCTTCTGGATTCGTTCCATCAATGACACTGCGGAGCAAAGCAGCCAGTCGATGAGGAGACAAAGCAGAAGCCACTGAGGCTGGGCGAGGATTACGAACACCTGTTGTATAGGCGCGCGCAATGTCATCAGATAGTACCTCTTTATCGGCTTTGATTGGGTTGCCACGATGGTCAACAAGTTTAATGGTCATAGTCGAATTCCTTTACCGCGAATGTCATGGTGCGGCATATCGTCAAAACGGTTGTTATCTTCTGCGGAGCCAAAGAAGCGGCGCTGTGTTTCATCACCATCTGGCTTGATGGTATGCAGTTCGTATTTGGTGATGTCAGCATGGGAAACCAGATAACCAAGAAAGATAGCAATCGCGCTATCGCCGTGACGCTTATTACCATCACTGCCAGTGGTGCGCTTGTCATCGATACTCGGGACACCTCGATAGAATTGGATTTGCCCTAAGTCGGTGATCACATCTTCATGTTTAGGTAGTTTGAGTTCGTCATCTTCAAATGCCGCCTTAAACTTCGGCATGTTCTCGCGATAGTAAGCAACGGAAAGCATGATCTCTTGGACTTCTTCCCCGTATTTATATCGCGCCTGTTCCGCAAGGTACTGACCGTTTCCTCGCGCATCGAGAGCGATGCCGTCACGACGAGGCAGACGATCACAAATGTAGTAAAGCGCTTGCTCTTGCTGCTTGAACGGCACGTTCGCCAGCTCGACAAGGAACGGCACTGTTCGCTTGGTATCATCATGGACAGTGATAGGAGCAAATACAGTCAAGTCACCGTTACGGGCAAAGTCTTCCCCGAGTGCATGGCGCAGGTTCTTAGGCAGTTTTTTAAGCAGAGGACCAACATTCTCAACCAGCCACTCTTGCATCTCTCGCATTCGCTCGCCTTCGCCAGCGATGTTAAATGCGCTGCTACCTGTGAATCGAATAACTGGAGCATCAGCCAAGGACGCTGCACGTTCACGCAGACTTCGGGAAATATAAGCACCGCCGCCGTTCTTAGGCACACAATAGTATTCTTCTAGTGCATCTTCTTCGGTGGCCGTATCGCGCAGCAGGTCTGCTTTCCATTGGTCTTCTGCTTCTTGTGACCACTGCTTGCCTTTAACCTGACAGATACGTTTGTACAGGCCATCGCGACAAGCGTCATCGAGCGTGATGGTATGGATCGAGTAACGCTTCTTGCCAGCTCGGCTGTCTTGGATAAGTTGGTTAAAGAGGTTTTCAATACCGTTGTGAGTAGAGATAAGACGAACTTTTGCGCCCCACATGGTCAATGCGAGTGCAGCTTTTAACACCTCAGCCAAACGTTCATGGAACGCGGCTTCATCTATCGTTACGTTGCCCTGCATACCACGCAGGTTAGATGGGTTACTCGATAGCGCCTGAACCTTAAACCCTGATGCAAAGTTAACCACGAAGGTTAAGATCTCTTTATCGCCATCTTCATCGAGAAAGACTTCTTCCTGAACATCACTGGCAGCGTAGTTGAAAGCCTTAGACCACATCGCAACCGCATCGATAAACTCGCGCGCCATTTCTTTGTTGGAACCAACATAGTAATGGTTTGTGCCGCCAGCGCTTCTGGCAGTTGATGCGGTTAAAGCAGCGTCAGCCGCTTCCGCCCAGGTGATACCAGTTCGACGACTTTTTTCCGCAATCTTTAACGGTGAGTCGTCGGCAATCCAACGCTTCTGATACGGGAGTAACACGTCGTTCTCGTCGAAGGTTTCAGTATTCACTGGCGTCCTCCTCAAGCGATTTGCACAGCTGCCAAATCAGCAACACGGCATAAATGAAAATCCCGCCTACAGAAAGTAGGCAGGCAAGAGCAAAGAAAAATAGAAAGGTTGGCACGTCCATTATTCCACCAATGCGCGAACCGCTGCGTCCTTACCTTCTAGCAACTTGCGCAAAGCCATGTGGCTCTCTTCATTCTCTGGCAGTTCTTTGGCTAAGGTGTGCGCCATATCGTGAAAAGGTTTACTCACTCGCTGAAGCTTTTCAGGCAAGTTTCGGTACTCAAAGAACTTTAAAATTGTTGGCTTGACCATTATGCAATCCCCAATATCTTCTTCTTGATATCTTCTGCGGTAGACGCAGTGATACCCGCTTGTTTCACAATCTGTTCCGCTTGTTCTGCCGCCTCAGCAGCAAAGGCCGCACGGATTTCCTTCTCGACCTTATGGCTCGTCATTGCGGCTTGCTCGATGCGCTGCACAACAAGCGCCAACTGATTAAGCGCTTTAGGCGCGATAACTTCACCGTCTGCCTCTGCGCTTTCCATGAGCTTCATCGAGGTTTCGAACGCCATCGTGCGTACAAACTCTTGCAGCAATTTACCCACATCAGAAACAGGCGCTTCACCCAACTTCGCGGTCCATACTTCTGCCACTTCACGAGACTGTCTTAACCGTGCACCCATATCTTCCATTCGTTTGGCATAGCGGTTGAATCCGGTTCGGCTGAGCTTGGCATCTTCCGGCAATCCGGCTTCATCAATCATCTTATTGATTTCAGAACGTATGGATTCCTGCGTCATATCGCCACTGCGAATAAGCGTATTCAGAGCCTGACGAATCTCTTCCGGTAACAGGTTGACCTTTGACTTACGGTTAGCAGACCTCTTCATAGCGAATCCTTATTTAGCGCGAGGGCGTTTCACACCAGGCACACGAGCTTGTCCGGTCGCAACATCTTCACCGCGGCCAGTAAGCGTAGCGATTTGGCATTCATCCACTTTGCGGATGGACACTAAACTTTGCTCTTCTAACCACGCCAAGTGAGTACGGACTACATCACGGCTAATCTTGTGACCATAAGCGTCAAGGCACGAATCAATGATGGACTCGTTCGCTTCGTATCCGTCCATCTCATGGAGAGAACGCAAGATCACAAGTCGCTGGTCTTCTTTTAACACTTCTTTAAAGGACATATGAACCTCTATTTATCGTCGTTTAAACGTTGCTCTAAAAGCAGTCTCGACAAATGCTCGACTGGCTGTATCTGTGCGCGAAGCTCTTTCATCTCTCCGCGCGTATTTGCCATTTCCAATAACAGTTGAGTGACTTGCTCCTGAGTTGGCATGCCATCAACCTGAGTTTGCAATTCATCCATCTTGCGCCTCACTTGCTCCAGCTCTTCACGGCGGGCATAGGTTTTAGCGAGCAGAAGTTGAATCACCTGAACAGCAGTTAAAACGCCAGCCCATAAGATAGGCCACCAACCTTTTACCCATTCCATATCCATTAACGTTCCTTTCTAGACTGACAACTGACGCAACGAACCGCTGTAGATAGTGCCTTCACACGCTTCGGCGGAATCACACAGCCACAACTCAAACAATATCGATTGCCATGCTCGTCTTCGTCCGGTTGTTCTTCAGCCTGGACAGGTCGGTTAGAGATGGCAGCATTTCTGTATAACGTCTCAAGTTCCTGAGCTCTATCAAACTGGTCTGTCATTGGCGTCCCTTGATCATGCTTTTGAGAACGCCTGAAACTTTGTCGCCGCTGGACTTCGAATAAGGGGCAAATCCATCAACTGTACGTAAGCCAAAATAGGCATACGCGAAGGCACCAATAGTCAACGCCACATAGATGTCAGCACCATCACCAAAGCCTTTTGCATGTAACGCTTCAAACAGAAACACGTACATGCACATCATCCAGAAAGATTGGCGAGCTATCTTTGGTCGAGTCTCGCGAACGTATTCATCCTTGGCGTTATCGCCATTGCGAATGGTTAACTGGGTTTGCTCGTGCTCTTGCTGCTTGTCTTCAAGTGAAAGCTGTTGGCGGCGAGTGACTTCTTTTTCCATCTCGACTTTGATGCGCTCTAACTCGACAAGGCTTTCTGGCGGTAGGGTTTGCAGTTTTTGCGCGAGTGACATGGCTTTATTGTCTTTACTCATGCCAATCACACTATCCACTTGCTCAACCATTTCGGCGACTTTGTCAGCGGTCACACTGCCACCAAACATCGACGAGATACCGCGAATGGCCGCGGGTCCAACTTCCATTGCGAGCTTCGCCGCACCTAAAATTAACGAAAGTGACATGCTTTAAAATTCCTTATCTCAGAAACTAAATCAGCACCTTCCGTTGTTTTGGTTTCTCGCAGGTGCATTGAAATATCGCAAGCCGTAACGCCATTCCAACCCTTGTTGAAATAGCTTTGCAGCGTTGCATCATGGCTAAACAAAGGCGGAGAAGACGGCACAAACTCACCACCGCTGTGAGCGATGTGCTCAGCATCTAGGCGCTTTTGCTTTCCTCGGCGCTGGGCGTATTCGATGTTCTTCATCCGCTTTGCCATTAGTGGATCTCCCAAGCCGCGTCGGTTAGGTTAACCAAACGGTTATGCCAACCTTCAATGAAGGTGGTTTGGGAATAGTTGTTCTTGAGAATACGCGCATAGAATCGAGCACGGCGCAGACCGTATCGAGCGCAAAGGTATTCAACATCGCCAGCGTGAACAGCAGCGCGAGTGTTAGGGCCAACCTTGCCATCGGCTTTGGCTCCGCTGATTTCTTGCAGCATACGAATGGCATTGACCGCGCCATGCTGAACAGCCGAGTCGAACGCATATAACGCGATAGGACCAGACCATTCAGGACAGTAGGCTGGCTTCCAGTAGTTCGTGTAATAGAGTCGGACAATCTTATCGAGCGTCAGCGCACCAATATCCACACCAGGGAACGCGCGCTTACTGATGCCGCCCTTGGTTTCTCCGCCTGGATCTTTCGGATTATTGACGTAGCCTAAATCTGGCTTCGGTGTGCCATCTCGATAAAGTGCGCCTTCCTCGATAAGAATAAATCGCACTGCATGGCAGAATTCAGGCGTGTAGCCTTTGGTAGAAAACGGGTAGTCTGAGGACATAAAAAAGCACAACCATTAACTGTGACGTTAAGAGGATTGTGCTTCTTATTTATTAAGTAGTGAGATTAACCTAGTTTGATGTTTACTAGAATAAATCCTGTTGGCGCATTTTAACTTCTCTTGCGCGCATTTTTGCAATAACACGATATATGTACTGCTCGCATTTATCATATTTTTTTGAAAGCTCCACAACATTCTTACCATTAAAATCATGCCAAATGGATAGGTTCTGAATTTCACATTCTATATGCTTAGCACGGGGCAGATAAAACTGCATCCCGCCAAAATCCTTTGTGATCCGATAAATCAGTGCGACGGCCAAGTGACCATCAGAACCGTGGTTCTCTAACTCACTTTTTAATGCACTATACAATTCACGCAGAACCTCAGGCCATCGATGTTGTTCTTCACCGACCATTATCTTATCAACGTCTTCTAACTTGACGTTGGCATAACCGAACAGGTCACCATTTGCTTCAGTATTCATACTCGCCTCCATATACAAAAACGCCCCAATCAGGAGGCGTATTTAATATACAACAGTAAAAGTACGGTTAAGAGTCAAACCTTATTGCATGAACTCAACAAAAAACCTTTCTTTAGCATCGGAGTACCATTCAACTTTAAAGTTTAAGATTCCACTATCGTACTGACTACTCCACTCAACTCTACAAAATCTAGTTTCTGATGCCGTATCGTAAGCTTTTTGTACTGCTCCTGAAAACGCAAACTCATTAACTGAATTTTCAGACGCTATACTTTTCACCAATTCAACCACCTCAGTAGAATCACACTTTGGCAAATCGCCAACGACTACTTGGCGTAGTGATAACCCGATGAACAGAGTGCTAAGAAGCACAAATGCATAAATAAATCCTTTCTCCGGCTTTTCTTCCATTGGCACCTGTTTAGCCGATTCAATAAATTTTGAACGTTTAAAAAGATAGTAAGGGAAAATCAAAACCCACAAAACGAGACAACCAAAAGCGATCTTAAATGGTGTTGGACTATCACTCTTAGGATTCCCCATTTTGTTTTTGAGAGCGTCATAAGCTACCCATGAAGACGTAGCAATAACCAACAGTGTTATTAAAAAACTCATGTACATAATTACCACCTTTAACCTTTTTCTTGTTAGTGAAATTCCTCATAAAACTCAGTTAACTTATCATACCCAACAGGACCAGTGCCCTTATCATTTTTTGGGATCTTGCCACCTTTAGCGATAATCGCATCACACATCAAACGGCAGTGCCATTTCTTCAGTGACTCTAACACATCCGCAGCTTGATATTGCTTCAACCAGATCGCGCGTTCGACACCTCGGCCATTGCTGCGAGTTGTCATACGACGAACGTAGGCGTCAATTGCCGCATCATTACCATCGCGAACAAATCCTTGTTTATGCATCGTAATCCAAATGGCTTTGATCTTCGCGACTTCAGGAGCCCTTGGCTTTCGTTTATTGCTTGCTTTTGGCTTAAACCCCAAGCTCTTAAGATGATCGAGAACTTTAGATAATTGCCATTGCTGAAGATTCTTGGAACTGTTTTGACCTGTGATATTTTTCAGCATCGCGCGGTAAGTGTCATCATCCATTGCCAGTTCACGCTTACCGATTTGAACAAGTTTGAGTAGGTTAGACATGCTGTTATTCCTCACCTTTAAACTTACTCCAAGTGCCTTTGCAGGCACGTTTAAAACCCATCTCTTTAATCGCAAATTTCAAACTATCAAAAAACGCATAGCATCCTTCTGATACCGCATAGTAAAGCGCAATTATGAATGCTAGAGAAAACGCAATAGGAACATATAGAATCAGTTGGACTCTTAGAATCCAAATGTTTTTAGAAAACATAAACTCTCCTAAGCCGCTTTTGATTGAACTCGTTGGTGCTCTGCGGTACACGCTTTGCACCAGGTTTGAAGCCCATCTGGTCGCGATAAGCACTCAGCCCAAAACAGCGTGTCCTGCGGCCAAAACTCACCACACCGTGGGCAAAGTTTTTCGAGTCCCAACTGTGGGTGTAACTTGGCACGACCATTCGCTAAGCGGCGCTTTAATAAACCAGGCTTCATCAGTGGCGTATATTCACCAAACATAAAACCCTCCTCATGATGAAATTGGCTGCTCATCAGTACCTAGCAACCACGCTAGGCAGACAAGCAAGGCGAACCTTGCTTGTTTCGCTTATTGCTCTAAACCGAATGCCATGAAGGTAAGCAGTGGCAAACCAAAGATGATCAAAAGGCAAACAGTCACCAGCAGGCATAAGTGAACCCATTCTTTCTTGTTCATTGTTCTGGCTCCCAACCGAGTTCTTTTAGCTTGGTGGCAATCGTACTCTTCTCACCAAGCGGGTCTTGACCTAAGGCTTGCATGCGCTTTGCTTGCTCGAAGTACCAAGCGCTATTGTCTGGCTTGGTGGTTTCTTCCGCTTGCTTACCTGTGTGTTTGTGCTCGCTAATGTGCACGTTGTTACGCACTGCTATCGTCTTATAAACCTGTTTTAAATAGTTGTGGTTTGCCAAAGGTTTCGTGTCGTTGTATTGCGCACGCTTCTCACGCAGCTTGCCAACACACTCGACCAAAGCAGACGCCAACACATGATCCGCTTTGTATTCGTCGGTGACTTCACGCATCAGGCGCAGCGTGCGACTTAGCGACAAATCAGACTTAGCAGGGCGGAACAGACTCAGGTAAGCCAGCATAGGGCGAGCCACAAAGTCCGGCATATTGGCTATATCAGCCAGCAGCTCTTTACCAGCCTGGTCCTGGATCAATGCGTCCATGTGCAGGTTGCTATGGCAGACAGGGCAACGGGTCAGTTTCATAGCACCACCTCCAGCTCTTCGCTGGTTCCTAGAATTACAAACTCAGGATCTATAATCCCGTCAAAGTGGTCTGCATCTAACATGCTTGTGACTTTTACTGTGATGCAACGGCCCGTGTATTTTTCGCCATCAAACTCATTAAGAATAAGAACATCACCGATTTGGTAATCACGGTCGTTGTGGCGCACCTCAAATCGCTTTTTGCCTGCGACTTGGAGAACGAAATAATCAGGATGAATCTTTAGTTCGTGAACAGTTGGGTTACTCATCATCACTATCCTCAGACTTGAAGTAGTTTTCTAACAAACATTTCCCAACCGATACGCCATCAATTCGACCATTGAAATACTTAATTTGCATGGCATCTCCACAGACGTGCCATGAGAAGTGTTTTCCTTTTTCTCTTGCAATTTGAGCGTCAAACTCCTTAAGCAAGCCATCGAGCACACTCTCTTTCGTACAAATTATTGTTTGTTCGAGAATAGAATTCAGGGTCTCATCAATAACCCTAACCATTGACTCGTTATCCTCGTCGATTGTGGACAACCTCGCTGCTATAACCTGACCAATACTTAATTCACTCATTCTTCCCATTCCTTCTCATTGCTCGATATTGATTCAATTCGTTTGGCTCTTGGCAGCGGGGTATTCCTCCAATCCCCGCAATACCTGTCAGCCCAAGTTTCCGCTTCATTTTGGCTGCATCGACGATGCGCCATGATGTATTTGATTAACTTGTTAGGCCGCGTCTTCTTCGTTGTTTCGCTCACTGAGCATGTCCTCGTACTCTTCACGAACATTGGAACCAAGGTGACCAAGCACAAACTTCATGCATGCGATATAGCCATCTTCAAACGTACAATCAGGAAAGGCAGTGCCATCGTTTTCAATGAGCGCTTCCGCCATCTCGATTTCTTTCTCTAACGCGCTGTAGCTATGCGGTGTAGTAAATGAGCGTTGCAGTTCCATGTGTTTCTCCTTTTGGTAAACAGTAACGACCACCTTTTTGACGATGATGAAATAAGCGACATCACACTCAAGAATCCGTCTTAACGTCATTCCAATCCTGCGCTTATTTATCCTGCGTAGTTGCTGCTTGGTTGGTCGGTTTGCACAACTCAGTGCAGCAACTAATTCGTCAAGACTGCGTCCTGTTCTCTCAACCCATCGCTCAACAGCATGATGGGTGATGCGTACATTTCCGTAACGAGTCTCGACTCTCATAATCGAGCCTTATAGTTTCGCGATGTCGAGTGCAATCTGCTTGTATTGGCCGTCACCCTGACGCTCATAAACTCGAAGGTATGGTTTTTTACCTACCACCTTGATAGAGTCTGCAATGGCGTCCATCGCTTCGATCCAATCTGAATCGTCGATGTTGAGCTGGCGTAGTGATAGCACTTGGTTTACATCAATATTGCCTTGCTTATCGACTCTGAAAGCATGCTCAACCAGTGCTTTAATTTTGTCGCTAGAGCCCTCAGACCAGCGTTTGATGCACTCATCAATCTTTGCCTTGGCAGCTTGAATGCGTTCATCAAACATGCGGTGTTCACCAATGCTTCTCTGCACTTTGTACTTACCGTCGAACGACAACAGAGTCACGTTGCCCTTGGTTCCGCCATACTTAACGTCAAACTCCTGCGCGCTCAGGTCTACGAAGTCAGCGACCTGTGCCATGGAAGAAGCTTTAAACTCCGCCATGAAGGTTTGCAGTTGCTTGGCTGCTTCTACGATGTTAGAAACCACATCATCACGCAGCAGGTCGATCTCTTTGATTTGGCTAAGCGGCACCAAGTGACCTTGAGCGTTAGCGCGAAAATCGGTTGATTGGGTTGGGTTAGTCATTTGGATACCTACTTTTTAGTTATTTCGTTAAGCCATACTTCACGAACCGCTTTGATTTGCGTTTGCAATTCTTTCTGTGCAAGTTCGAGCTTCGGGCAGGATTTATTCACATGCTGCTTTAGTCCATCAGCATGACCTTTCAGGTCTTCGTCTTTCGCGAACACGTTGTTCACCAGGTCGTTAAACACGAATACGTCAGCAACAAGTCGAATGCCTTGGATTTCGCCTTTAGTGAGTTTTGCCATTTCAAGTTCCTTAAAAATTTGCAGGCCATTGAGCAATCAGCTCTGGCGCATATGGGTTTAGATATTGGGTAATTTGGTAAGCTTCAGGTAAACCATTGGAGAACCAACGCACGACACAGCCGCTTAAGCGAGCAACAGAAATGTCTACCATTTTCCCGTTGATGCGTTCTCGCATAGGAACCGCTTTTGGCAGCAGCCATGTTGGCGGCATCTCGATAGTAATCACTGGCATAGCAAGACCTTTCATCGCAAAGCCAACAACCTCGGAACCTTCACGGTGCAAGCGTTCCATCGCGTTCTTAAGCGCACGGCGCTTTTCTGTTTCGTTAAGCATGTGAACTTCCTAATCCTAGAGCGGTTTCCCATAAGTTTGTCGAGCGCTGTTTCTTCGTCTGAACACAAGTTTTATCTTTCGGTTTTCTTTGCTGAATCGGCTTAGTGAGCGCGGTTTCAATATCAATGCCCTGACCAACGACACGGCTTTCGAGCGTTTTATGTGGAACCCCATAAGCGGCGGCAATATTCTTCAAACCTTTGATGCCGTTGTGCTCGTACTTGTATCGAACTTGGTCTTCAACTTTCATCTCGATTGCATCAGAAACAGGCATGCCTAAATTCACAACACGGCGGCGCAGAGTATGCAGGGGAAAGTCAAACGCTTTAGCGATGTTGTCTAGTCCCCAAACGCCTTTGTATTCATAAATCGCTTTGTTCATAAATCACCTCATTCCTTTGATGGTTACCCAACCATGGTTTGGTAAATTCCCGTTGGCGGTTGGTTCTCTTCTTCCAGCTCTTGCCTGACTGTCTCAGCATGTTCAGGGCAGTAGTGATAGCAATTAGGAACATCAACAAACCAACCTTCCTCTTCTGACTTTTCAAACACCGCATCTTCCGCATCTTCTGGGTCAACACACTCCAGCTCGACTTCATTTACACAACCACACGCATCGCATCTCAATATTGCTTTAAAGGTCATAACCCACCTCACTCATTGGTTTCTAATTCAGCAAACGCCTTGCGCAGCACTTGCTCATTAATGCTTCCGCTTTTGGCAAACATCGCGGCAAGCTTCAGCGTCTTACTCAGAAGTCGAAGGCCTCCTGGGCGCTCACTGATTTGCACCATCAAACTGCGTTCGGCTTCACCGTCCACATTCCAGGCATCCGCAATCGCACGAACGTCCGCCAATTTGGTTTTGTGGATACCGCGCTTTTTCGCGATACGAGAGAACAGACGAGCAAAGTCTTCATCACGACGGCCGCCAGTAAGCTGTGAATAAACCTTGTTGTTACCGACCAGCACCATGCCAATGCCTGTCTCTTCTTGCATGATGCGAAGCTCTTCAAGTGTCGGGTAATCAAGGTGATCCGCTTCATCAATAATCACTAAGCCTTCACTACCAACAAGGCGGTTACGGATAACGCGAGCGAGCATGCCTTTTCGGCGCGGGGCATCATCCAAACCAAGTTCCAGTGCTAATTCGTAAAGACACTCAGTGAGGCTTGAACGGCTTGGGCTGGCAGTCACCATCCATACGTTGTTGTTATTACGTTTGTACTCACGCAACGTTTCCGACTTACCAACACCAGAAGCACCGAAGATAACCACGATAGATTCAGTAACCTGCGCATAAGTCAGGTCATCAGTGATCTGCTTGGCGGTTTGCGTCATCACAAAGCCAGGGTTAATACTTGGCGCGTTGTTGCGCTCTTCACGCAGACGTAACCACTTCGATAACTTCTCGATCATTTTCGAAGGGTCCGCTTTATAAGCACCATTCAGGATTTGACTGAGCGTGGCAGGAGACACGCTGATCTCTTTTGCGATTTGAGAGTTTGAAATAACTTTCGATTCAGTCAGAGTGCGCACGCGCATTAATACATCAGTCTGGTTTGCCGCTTCGGATGCACCTAGCGCCACAACGTTGTTATTACCCATAGTCATTCTCCATTTATGAAAGGTTTAAAGGCGGTTCTTTTTGCGCTGTTCCATCAGGTAAGCAACGCTGTCACTAAAGTTCTGTTCGTAGTCGTCTTCGGCTTCTTCCTCTACCTGAACACGAGCAACGGTGTTGCCGATAGCGACAGGGCGGTAAGGTTCAACGACTTTCGTTTCTGGGATCACTTCTTCTTCAAGCGGCTTCATCATGGCTGCCACTTCTAACGCATCCATTTCTTTTTTCGCTTCCGCAGCAATCTTGTTCGCTTTGGTGAACTGAGTACGCTTGCGCTTGTGCTCACGCGCTGCTTGCGTATCACCGTATCCAGCCTTATCTAAACATTCAGCAGTACAAATACGCACACCATTCAGCGTGTAAATCTCTATTGCATCGTGAAGTTGTAGAGGGTCAAATCGAGCGACCAGCTTTTGTCCGATGTAGTCCATCATCGCGGCGTGGTAGTAACGGTTTTTACGACCTCGCAAGCTACCGCCAGCGTCTAGAACAATAGTCCCATGGCGAGACACACGAACCGCTTCCGCTTGCAGCATCATCACGTGCAGTTGCTCTTGCGTTGCTTTACGAATTGGCGCAGCTTCATAGCTGGCATTGAACGCTTCGTTGAAGCTCATAAAGCCACGGCAAATCTCGGTGTCTCGCTTCTCTTTTGCGTTGTACATTTCAACGCCTTTGGCAATCGCCATTAAGAAGTCTTCTGCCTCAATCGCCTTGCTGCCGTAGTTGTCTGGCTTCGCCATTGGGTTCGCACCTGTATAAGCGCCAGCGCAACTTGGGTGCTTGTCGATGTACTCTTCCAAGCCACCAACACCAAACGCACGTTCTATCGGCTTCGCCTGACCGTGACCTTTACCAAGGATCACGCTAGACCAGTGCAGCTTTATCCCCATCATCGGGATAATTCCAAGCGGGTCGTCATCTTTAACTGTGAATCGGTAACGGTTAGGGACACCACCCGTCATCCATTTGTTCGCCGCAGCTCGCGTGTTATCGAGCGTGATTTCCTTCGGAATACCGTACTTCTCGCATACATCCATCAGTGATAAGCGAATGCTGTCTGTGTTTTCACTGATGTCGCAGCGCCACCCTACGATCTTGCGGCTGTAGACGTCGGCCCAGAACCATGTTTTAGGGCGAAGAATTTCGCCATTAAACCAACGCACAAAGACGTTGTGTTGGTAGCCGTCACCGTTGATCCACTCAAGGGCGTGTAAACCTTCGACGGTACGTTCCTGTGGTGGGAACATTTGGTGTAATGCGTGTTCGCCTTCGCGCAACATGACACGTTGCTGAATAGGCACTTCGTGCTCAATGCGACGGATCAAACTTTTTAGGCTTGGGATTTCCCACCCGTTATGTTTGGCTGCATCTTTAAGGCGCTCGTAACATGCAGACATGCTTGGTTGTTCCTGGCGGAGGTAATCCGCTTTAAAAAACTCCCACGCATCCGGAGTGATGAACGCAAACTGTTTTGCTTTTTTGGCCTGAGCAACTTCAAAGTGTTTAGGCAACAGAGCAGGAGCCCAGTCACAAGCCTCAATGTCTTTCACTTTTGCAACGGCACGGCGAATAGTCGAAAAGGAGATATCAAACTGCTCGGCAACATAGTGGTAAGCGTCCAGTTTCTTAGTGCCGTCTTTTACTAAAGAATGCACAGCTTGAACCGCAGCTAACATTTCCTTAGCTTTCTCTTTAGCGTTGTTATTGGTTTTATCCCAATTCGCCCAAAGCGCCTCGCGGCAATATTTTTTAGCCCCTGTATCTTTTGGAAGTTCGAGAACCTGATCACCGAGTTTGATTTTGCCTTCGCGCTTGTAGAGCGCAGCTTGAGTCGCGGCAGGAAGCAGACTGATGTGGTATTCAGTGGCTCTTGTCCCTTGTCGCTTTCTCGCTTGCTCTGGTTTCCCTTCTGCTAGCTTTTTAAGACACTCGCGCGTGTTTCTATCTGTTGTAGGAAGCCCTACGACACCAGCAAGCTCGCTCGCTATCAACCACATAAAAACCTCCTAGCTCGCAGATCGAAGTGAGCGGTAACGGCTCGGCCACAAGTCTTCAGGCTTCATTCCGATAGCTTCAGCGATAATTCGCTCACCTTTAGGCCACGGCGAACGTAGTGCATTTGAAAGGGTATTTTCTCCAAGGCCTGCTTCTCGTGAGAGCTGACGAACGGATAGGCCGCGCTTTTTAAGAGCAGCAACAATGTCTGCTCGGTGCCAATCACTTCCTTCTTGAAGGTTTTTTTGAGAAACTGCGTTGTTATTCATGTTGGTTACTCCGAATGGTTGCCGTATCTAGTAACTACATTATTTGATCAAAAGGATGAAACGGTCAATAGCAACGGATGATATTTTTTCTCTTTCATCCCTTTGTTTATTTTTGATATTGGTGCTTTTATATGAATAAAGATAATGAAAACAAAGATATACATAATACGGATGCTTGTAACAGCAAAACGGACAAAGCATCCTTTTGTGATGATGATCAACGGATGGTTTGGTATATAGCTTCCGAGGTTGCTGGGCAT